GGAGGTAAGTACCTTACCCTGCCAATGCCTTTGGGTTTTAACGTCATACCCAACACCAGCCGCGTCATGACTGAATGGGCGATGTCGGGGTTCAAGAACACGCCGAAGCGAATTGGCCAAATCACCGGCGCATTCCTTGAAACGTTTAACCCGATCGGCAACTCGGGCTGGAGCGTGCAGACCTTGGCACCGACGATCGTTGATCCGCTGGTTGCGCTGGCTGAGAACAAAGACTTCACCGGCAAGAACATAGCGAAGAAGGACCGCAGTGAACTGTCTCCGACACCGGGCTACACCAGAACAAAAGACACTGCCAGCTGGTTCTCAAAACAGTTTTCGTATTACCTGAATCTGGCAACGGGCGGCACCGACTACAAACCGGGATTGTTCAGCCCAACGCCTGACCAGATTGACTATTTGATTGGCCAGATCACTGGCGGCGTTGGCCGCGAAGCAATGAAGATCGAGCAATCAATCACCGGTGCAGTCAAAGGTGAAGAGGTAGCACCCTATAAGATACCGATTGTTGGTCGGTTCTATGGCGACACGCAAGCGACTGCAAATATCTCCGGCAAGTTTTACGAGAATCTTACGATGCTCAATAAACACGAAGCCGAAATCAAAGGCCGCAAGAAAGACCGTGAGAGCCTTAGTGATTACTACGAACAGTATCCTGAAGCACGCCTGTATGAAAAAGCAAACTCGATTGAATCCGACATCAAATCTTTGAACAAACGTTTAAAAGAATTGAAAGAACGAGAAGGCTCAGAGGAATCAGTCAAGATTGTTAAGACGCAGATCACCGCTAAGATGAAGCGTCTTAACGATATGGTTAAGGATGCGGAGGAGTAATCATTCTCCGCGCCCATCATAGGTGACATCGGTGGTGTCACCTAGTCTCCACTTGGCTTTGTCCTCGACCTTGTACTTTGTCGTTGCGACCTTGAAGTCCGGCAGCTTGATCTCTTCCGGGTTTAATGCTGCGTCAAAGAACTGACAACGGTTGTTCGGCTGCAGTGCGAACTGGCCGTTGTCTAGCGCGATTAGATTGTAGCTCTTGTGTTCATCCATCGACTCGACAAAAGTGAAGTCGGGTATGCGTGGGTCAGGATGGCACCCGTCCAACGTAAACATGTACACCCCTTCATACATCTGCTTGTTCTTGGCAAAGAACCTCGCACGCAATCCAGAAAGCAAAGGCTTCTCCACCACGGTCACGTAGTGAGACAGCGCGTCCCATATCTGCAGGTAGTCCAACGGCAGATCGTCACCTTCCAAAGGCTTGTGGCAGAAGGCACTGATCGGCAGCTTGTCATAAAGCGCAGCATAGTCTGGCAGGTAAGTCTCGAACCTGAAAGCTTCACCGTTGTGCGCTTTTACGGTACACCAGATACCCTCGACGTATTCGCCATGGCCACGCTCATGGTCGTACAAGTATTCGGCTCTGACTAATATTTTTATTGGCGGCAAAGGGCAAATGAAATTCACAGTTTGTTTCCTTTTATGATGCGGCAACGTTCCCGGTCCTGCTGGCTAAAGTCAGGGCTGATCTCGGCCACATCGCATGGTAGTTTTTTCTCAACAGGTTTTTCTGTGCTTGACAGTAGCGGCACAAAAATCAATGCCGTTACTACTGCAGCAAACAATACTTTCAGTACGTCGTAGATCAGATCGACTTCTGTTTCTCCCTGTTCTTTATCTTCGTCATGCATTCTCCGCATTTCCATCTCCTTGTTCGCCCGTTTGCACTGGGTACCCATTCACCGCCTGTGCGTAATGGCCTTCGATAATTGCAGTTCGTACACCATCTTTCACCTGTTGCGGCATCAGCCGCCGCTGTCTGTTGTACGCTCTTGATCATTTTTAACCCAGTATCTCAGTTCCACAATCTGCGCGCATTCACGAAGTTTCGATACGTTGGTGCGCTTCATTACCTCTATTGCTATTGCCACAAAGGTTTCTATCTCTGCGCGTTCTTCGTCTCCCCATCCGATGAGTTCTGTGACGCAGGATTTAAATCGCTCATCTTTAAGTTTGGCCAGTGCGCTAACAAGATACTCAAGTTCTTCACGCGGGAGTGAAGCTCTTTCGCGTAACAAGTACCGCATGCGTTCTGCTTGTTCAGCCACGAAGTTTCTGTCTGGCCGCATTCTGGGCATGTCATCCTCTTCTCTCCAACATTTTTCTTTTAATGGTATCAGGTATCTTTGGTTTCGGGCACCAGCCCAAGCAGTCATCCGTCCATGTGCCAACGATCAATACGCCGCCGGGATTCAATAGCAGCAAGCTGGCAGCTTTGGGCGGCGGATCAATATCTGGGTCGCGAAACCAAAGCGCGTCTGTTGTTGGTTGCAGAAACTCAGTCATTCTTTTACCTTGATGATCGGCTTTGTATTTATAGTTCTTTCGACAAACTTGTCAGCCTTGATTACAAACTTACTTCCGTTGTCGTACTTGATGTGGACCAGTGATTCTATTTCTTCCCAGCACCCATCGATCTTGTGGCTGCCGACTGCGATCACATACAAGTACCGTCTGCCCATACACCCTTCTGTTTCTTTGGCGGTCAAGAAAACTTCGATCAGTCCGTCTTCGTAGACCCATCTTTTACTTGTATTTGTGCTTGGTGTTTCTTTGAGAATTACACCTGCGTGTACAGGCAACGCGAACAAAAGCAAGGCCAGTAATTTAATCATCTCGATGCTCCTTCATCCAGTTATCTACGTCTTCCTCCAACCACAATAGTTTTGACGTGCCGGGTATGATAATTCTTGGCGGCAAAGTCTCTGGCCGGCGGCGTGCGTCAGAGCGAATGGTATCTACCGCTCTGCGTAACAGCACGGATAGTTCTTCTACGCCCATGGTCTTGATTGTCATTTGTTTTCTTCCAGCTCTATTAGTTTGTCGAGATAGTGTCTTGCTTTTTTCAGGTCATCTACGCCGGCCTTGTCACGCCAACGGGTCACGTACTTGATGACGTTACCTTCAAAGAACCCAATGCCGTTGGCAGCAATGAAGTCCCATGGTTGTATGGCACGCAGGTAATGCGTGCCGCCGACTTGCTTATCATTCGCTGACATCAGTCGATCTCCTTCATATAGTAAGCCGTCTCAAATCCATCGCCACGAAGTGGCAAGTCCTTCGCCCACGGGATGGGTCTGCCCATGATCTGCTCCGCCAGATGCACGTCACGCGGACCGTTGATCAGCTCCTCACAGACCACCTCATCATGGACCGTGGTCAGCAAGGTGAAGCCCCCGTCATCCAGCGCCAGCATGGCCTCGGCCAGCAGGTCTCTCGCGATTGCCTGCGTAATATTCTCCACCAGCTTGCCGCCGTAGGTAGCAACCCGCGTCCACTGCTTTGTCTTCTGATCCAGACCTTCGTAGGTCAGTGACCCGGCGCGTGCGATCTGGAACTTGCTGCCGTCGCTCTTTTCCCGGTACAAGTCCTCCGCCTCGATACGCGGCTTGACGTAGGCAAGGCGGCGACCAGAGGGCAGCTTGATGAACAGGAAACCAGACTCCCCGCTAAAGACCAGAGAGCTGCGCTTGCCTGCAACCGGCACCTCGACGCTGGTCTTCTGCGCGACTGCCATCTTCGCTGCGCCCTCGCAGTCGTACCAGAACTGCACGACCTCGGGGTTCGCCTCACGCCATGCAACCTTGATCGGCTCCAGCTCATCCTCAGTCAGGCCCATGTCCAGTGCGCCCATAGTCTTCAGCGCCCCGGCTCCGCCGCCGTATCCCAGCGCCAGCTCCGCGACTTTGCCTTTGAAACGGTAGGGCGACTTCTTGTCTACGCTACCCGGTGGCAGCTTGAACATCTGCTCTGCTGACGCCTCATAAATTTTGCCGTGTGTATTGAACACATCGATGCGCCACTGGCACCAAGCCAGCCAAGCAACCACCCTTGCCTCGATCGCGCTGAAGTCAACGATCACGAACTTGTGTCCGGGTCTGGCCACGAAAGCCGTCCTGATCAGTTGTGACATGGTGTCGAACACGTTGCCGAACAGGTTGTCGATCGACTCATAATCGCCGGCCTTCATCAGGTTACGGGCAAGGTCGATGTCTTTGAGTTTGTTCTGCGGCAGGTTCTGCACCTGCACCAGCCTGCCAGCCCACCTGCCGGTTCTGTTGGCACCGTAGAACTGTGTCAAGCCACGCACAGCTGCGTCGCCACAGGCTGACCTCTGCATCGCGTGATACTTCGACACGCTGGTCTTGGCCAGCTGCTGGCGCAGCTCCATGACACGATGCACGACATCGCTCTCCGTGCTTTTCAGAATCGTCGGCACGGTCTTCTTGGTCAGGTCGTCCACATCCGTGCCGTCCTCCACGATCAGCCATGCCAGCAACTGGTTGCGGCTGTTCGGATTCGACAAGCCCGTCAGCTGGATTGCCTCATTGGTCAGGCGCTGCTTGTATGTCTGGTCGCAGACAATCGCCGACTCGACCAGAGTCCGGTCGATCGTCACGCCCTTGTTGTTCATGCGCTGGTCTAGCGCCCACAGGCGCTGTTCTTTATCAGGCACTGGGAACTTGGCCAGCCTGTTGGCGATCTCGCGTTCAGCGACCACGTCGCCAGCGCAGTAGTCCTTAAACAGACGCCACTTCTCCCGGTCATGGATCGGCTTGTTGCGCGTGCGACCCATGTTCGCCTTCGTCGGTTTGCAGGGGATGCAGAAGTATCTGATCAAGGCGCTGCCGCTGCGCTTCTTCTGTTGATCGTCAGGTAAGCCGACCACCTTGCCCACGTCAGCAAGGTTACCCGGCAGCCCCAAATACAGGGCATGCACGCTGGTGCATCTCCACTGCACCGGGTCCAAAGCCCTGCCAAAATGCCTACCCAAGCAAGCCAATTCAAAAGCCGCGTTGTATGCGGTCTTGATGACATTGGAATCAAAGATTGCCGTCTCGACCTCGGGTGGCAGGGGTTCGCCTTGCAGCAGATCGATAACCTGTACAGGTTCGGCATCGAATGCATAAGCGAACAACATAACTTCAAAATCGGGACTCTCCACATAGCGGTGCATCCCGCACTTGCGCAGGTCTACACTACTGAATGTCTCAAGGTCTATGCGGAGAGTGGTCATGCTTAGTCTTCAGTAACTTCAACAGGCGTCTCTTCGACAGGCGGGTTCTCTGCTTGCAGACGTTTGATCTCGGCCTGATACTGGGCAAAGATGTCTTCAAACAAAGCATGGCTCTGTGCCCGTGGCAGTTGGTTTAACGCGTTCAGTACCAACTCGGTACCTGCTGGGGTCATCTTGATGTTGACAATGATTTGGTTGTTCATGTGTTCTCCAAAGTTAAAAAAAGGGTGGGGTACTCGCTGCGTCTGTGGAAGGAATCGAACCTTCGCCTCCGACCTCCGCCGTTGCTCTACCAACGCGCTCACAGCATCCGCTTTCCCCCATAAAACTTAGCTCAAAAAGTC